CCTCATGTAGTAATAGTAAAAAAGGATAAGGTAATCATACGTCACCTTATCCTTGCTTGTCAACAACTATTAGCTAAAATTTTAGCTAGGAAGAATCTTCTTTTTCTTAGGCTTTGTGCTTGCACTACCCTCGATAGCATCTTCCTGTTCCTTTTGGAAAGCTTCTAATTCAGCTTCAAACTCGTCTTGTAGTTTTTCTTGCATCTTAGTGAAGCGTTCTCGCACTTCTTCAGAAGTCATCCAAAGATCAACGCCCCTCATTACATCATTCATTTCTTGTTCACTAATAAATGGGATATAAACTGATTTAAAGATATTACGAATAAACTTATTTTCAAATGAAGCCCTAGTGACGATATCACTAGATTTAGAAGCTACAGCATAACTACCATCGTGAATCATCCAATTTGAGAACTCTCCAACATCAACATTATTACAGCTTAATGCTAATAATGTTGCAGCAGAATAACAAGAACCTACAGTGTGTGCAATAGTCTCTGCCCGTGTGTCTCGTAACGCTTGCATAATAGATATAGCAGAATCTAACGAACCTCCTTGACTGTTAATGTTTAAAATCACAAGATCGTTTTCTGTAGCATTATTCAGCACTGTGATTAAGTTTCGATAGTAACTTGGCTCAAGAATATCTTGATCAATATAAAACTCATATTTAGTGCTTACCATATCCGAACATGTATATGGTAACTCATCTTGCTGTTGTTGCAGATATTCAAGTTCACCACTCATTTTACGTTTCATACACCTCTCCTCAATTATTAATTTGTACTTTGTAGTTCATTAAAGCATTATAAACTCTCAAGTCAATGATGTCTTTATATTCCCTAGCAACCTCTCTAACAAACTTTTCTTTAGTTTCTTTGTAAACCTCAAAAGCTGCAACCTCTGTTGCATAGCTACCTAAGTAGTATATTTTTCCTTTGTGTTTTACGGCAGCAGAGTATTTCCCTGATGGTTGTTTGTTTGCTCCAACTAGACCGCTGTTTGTATTTTTTATATTAGTGAAAATTTTATTCACCTCTTGAGGTACAAAACAACACGTATCTTCTGAATAAATCTTGTTCCCTCTTACTAAGATATCTTTGTCAAGATTCCAACCGTCTTTATCAGAACCAACTTGCTTTTCAGCCCATTCTTTAAAGAATGTAAAATTTTTAAAGTTATCAGATACACTACAACCTAAATACGTAGGACACTTAGAAAGGCTTTTTTCGGTATAACAACGTTCTAACATACCTTTCCACGCATTATACAATTTAGTAAATTTACCATTCTCTTTTGTTGGAGTATCGCCAATAATACCTATTCCATACAAACTCGGGATTAGTCTGTCTCTAACTTGACCTAAGAGTATTGAAGTTTTCTGCACAGTTGTTCTATACTCAGTATCTAAAAATTCTACCACCACACTTGTAGAACTATTATATTCTACAACTTTAAATTTTCCGCAATTATTTGATTGATATATTTTACCCACCATAGAATTTAATTGTTTTACCATCTACCAATCTCCTTTATTAACTAACATAACCACCCTCTCGTTCAAAGGCAATGACCAATTGTTTAACCATTTCTGAACGAACAATATCATCATGGTTGAATCGAATAACACCAACATCAGGAATATAGTGCTTTAACACAACACCTTCAAACCACTTTAAACCATTATCCTTTGTATCAGACTGGGCGTTATCACCAATACATACTAAGCGACAGTTTTCACCAAGTCGTGTTGTTAATGCTTGAATCTCACCGACAGTCGTATTAGAAGATTCATCAACAATTACAATACAATTATCAAAACTACGACCACGTATTGATTCCAAAGGAGCTAACTCAATTTTATCTGCGAGCAGTAATTGTTCTTCAACCATTCCTTTACCAAGCACATCTGAAAGATAACCAATCAAAGGTAACACAAACGGGCGTAACTTTTCAAGATCAGAGTTTGGTTTAAAACCTGTAGTACGTCCTGATACAGCAACATATGGGCGTGTAATAACAATCTTTTCAATATTACCTAATAGCAACTCAGAAGCAGCGTAGCGACAAGCTAGATAACTCTTACCTGTTCCCGCACTACCAGTACCAATAGTGATGATGTTTTGTTTCATACTCTTTAAGAATTGATCTTGGTGTTGATTCTTTGGTTGAATATGAATTGCTTTACCACGTTGTTGACGATCTTCCTCCCATTTCTGTTTAGGTTCACTACCACCAACATGATTCTTCTTGTTTTCACGGTTGTTGGTGTTTTTGTTCCCTCGCTTACCTGTCCCTTTAACACCCCGATCACAATGACCACTATACCGTTGCGCTGAATTTGACATATCTACATTCTCCTACACCCTTGTTAAATTAAATTGTTATGCAATATCTAAGGTTTTAAAGTAACACTAAACTTAACACACCTAAATACGATTAGCAATAGGTGTGTTGGTATTATTTAACTTCTTCTTGCAACTTCTTACGAATATCTGTTAAGTATTCAATTACTTCGTCAACTAAGTATAACTTCTTCTCAACAGGGTCATCTATATCGAGTTTTAGTTCAATTTCAAGACCAATACCTTTCCTTAGAATTGTAACTTTACCGAACTCATCTACTTCTTTACGAGAGAAGTTCCTCGTAGATACTGCACAATACTCACTCATTCAACACCTCTATGTTGTTTTCTTCGTTGTAGTTCGTTTTACTGCTGTTTTAGCTACATTTGCAGTTTCAGAAACGCCTGTACCACCTACACCACTAACATCGTCAGAATCGTCTTTAATCGCTGTTTCCTGTGATGTATTTGGTACGTTTACATGATTACCTTCTTTGTCGATACGATATTGGTCACGAGCAACCATAATACAAGTATACCAACTCCCCATTCCACCCTCTGGGTGAGAACCATTTAGTAAGGTTGGTACGAAGCCTTTAGCTCCCAACTCAGCTACAGTGAATGTAAAATCAATTAGACTAAATTCTGTAACTCGGATGCTGTTATCGTGTAAAAGTTCTTGTGACATATTTAATTTTCCTCTTTTGTTAATTAATCTGTAATCTCTATTTCCCAATTCATTAAAACCTCGTACACACGAGGGTCGATTTGGTCTTTCCATTTGTTAGCTAAGGTTTTAATGTGAGATTCTTTAGCTTCTTTATATGCTATGAAAGCTTCTATCTCTGTATCAAAATGTCCTAAATGTATAAGTTTTCCATATTTTCTCACTTTCGATAAGTACTTCTTATGTGCTTTAGAATAACACACCCCTATTACTGAGTCACCCCTAGATTTTGAGCAATTTGTAACTAAATTATTTAGTTCTCTAGGAGAGAACACACAAACATCTTCACCATACTGTTTATTACCCTTAATAAGAATATCTTTATCTAAAGCGAAAGGATTACCTTTGTCGTCAAGGGCGTTTGCACCTATTTGTTTATTAGACCACTCTTTAAAATAAGAGAAGAATTTAAAGTTCTCAGAAACGGAACAATCTTTATATGTTGGTTGCAATTTGTGACAACTCTCCCCATAACATCGTTGAAGCATACCTTTCCATCCCTTATATTCTTTGGTATGTTTGCCGTTTACTTTAGCAATCTCATCTCCTAAAACGCCAACACCACAAACAGTTGGTAGTAATTTATCTCTAACAGACCCATCCCTGATGTGGTCAATCCTAGTAATAGTCTCATATCCTGTTTCTATGAACCTTACATGCACATTCTCGTAATTAAGATATTTGGTTACTAGCAGGTTACCGCAGTTCTTAGTTTTAAAAATTTCACCAACATATTTCATAGACAACCTCCTAAAAATGTTTGATTTAAAACATAAGTCTCCTAACTCTTATGTTTCTTGTTTATGTCTTTTATTTTATATCACTAAATTCAATACGTCAACCCCTATAACACACAAATATTGTAAATAATTTAAGTATAGCAAAAACAATACCTTATCCAAAAACACACCATTGTTACAAAAAATAAAGCTTGACAAGATTCAAGAACAGGGGTTATAGTGGGGACATAGGGGTTGGGTTGGATATATTTATCTAGTTTAAATAATATTACTATATTTGATACATAAGCTATCTAGGATTCAAGAGCTTTTATATAATTATATATATTAATAAATACTAAATATAATACTTACCATAATACTTACCATAATACTTATATTAAATACTTACTATAAGTATATCTTATATACACTTAAAATATTACATACTGTATTAGATATACTTGTATAAGATTTAATTATATACCTGTTTTAGGTGTTGTCTTGTTCGGTGCTTAGAGCGAAGCGATCTGTTGTGTTTGGTGTACTAGGTGTTAAGAAGATGATTGATTGAGTTAAACACAACAAACCCAATCCAAATAAACCCACTCAATCTAACCCAATCTTGTGGTGTTTCTTACTACTTTGGTGTAATTTAACCTGTTTTTGGTGTAAAAATATAAAAATATTTGTGTTTTGTTTGTTTTTCGTGCTGAAATGGGGTTGACAGAATCGCTATACCCGTTATATACTGTGTCTATACCCACAAGAAAACATGCATTACTTCTAGTGCTGGTAAAGGTGTTATATCGGAGTTCTCCTACTCCCTTGATAACCGTGAGGACACCAACCTCACACTAAATTATATTTCTCCTACGTGGACGTCCATCAAGCATTGTGTTATCTCCTTCGCTTTGTTTGATGCTAGATGAGCTAGATAATCCTAACTAGCACTTATCTCGTAGTAGCTCAATTGGATTAGAGCATCTGTTTTCTACACAGTTGGTTGGGAGTTCGAAGCTCTCCTACGAGACCACTTAATGCGGAAACCAAGATGGTGTAGTGAAGTAAACGACTAGTTAAGTTTATGAATCGAGAGTTAGAGCATATCTAACAATTCCGCTCCATATTTAACAACACCAAACAAGCCTAGATACTTCGGTAGATGCTCAAACTGTTTGGTTACTTAAATAGGTGTTCCACTACCTTCATACTAAACTACAACTCTAGCGTTTTGTACAGAGAAGAACGTGTTTAGATAGTAAAATGTGGATTGAAAAGTTGGTGTAGGGTGGCGAACCTTAGTAGTTCATTTGGAAGTAATCAAACTAACCTTTTAAATGAAATATTACAGCGTTGAGTTAGGCTACATTGCTTATGGTGTTATGACCTTCCACCGTACACAAAGGTCAACAAATACTTCGGTTAGTGTATCGGTTGCCACGTACTGACGCACGAATACTTTTAAAGGTCTAGTAGAAATACTACACCGCCTAGCTCCCCCATAACGTGATTGGAAACGCACTAGGTAAGTTGACAGCTAGGAAAGACTAGTAATTTTATTGAGAAGTGAATGGGTATTATTAGTATGTGGTAGGAAAACGATAAGATACCTCACACCACAGTAAAGGCTCTTTTAACGAAGTTCATTTCATCAATAAAATTATAATAATTAGGAATAGGTGTTTTAGTTTGTATCTGGGAATAATTTATTTGCTCTAGATTATTCCACAAATATTAACTGTCCATAGGAGCAAAATATGGAACACGAAAAACACAAAGTAGGGAGTGTACATTCTACCAACAAGTACGGTGATTTTATTATCACAAAGTATGTGAATGCTAGTAATGTTCACATAAAGTTTTTAAACACTGGTTATGAGACAGTGACACTTAATTCGTGTATACTAAGTGGAGAGATTAGGGACAGATATTTCCCGTCCGTTCACGGTGTTGGTATTGTTGGAGAAGAATCTTCACGTGATAGTAACGGTAATAAATTAAAAGAGTACTTTTTGTGGAGTCATATGCTAACAAGATGTTATGGTAAAAAGGCTAAATTAAAACTACCATCTTATGAAGATTGCACGGCATCTACTAATTTTAAATACTTTCCATACTTCAAAGATTGGTGCTCTAAACAAATTGGTTTCGGGAACGAAGGTTGGCAACTAGATAAAGACATTCTTATTAAAGGGAATAAAATCTATTCAGAAGATACATGTTGTTTTGTGCCTGCTGAGATTAATTCAGTGTTTATTAAATGTGATCGTAGCAGAGGTGAATACCCATTAGGTGTAAACTATCATAAAGCTACTCGTAAATTTGTAGCACAGATTAGTTACAGAAAGATAAAGACTCACTTAGGGTTATACGATACAGCAGAAGATGCTTTCAAAGCGTATAAAAAATCTAAAGAAAAGTTAATAAAATCCCTTGCTGATAAGTATATGGATGTTCTAGACCCTCGTGTATATAAAGCAATGGTTGAATACGAGGTAGAAATTGGTGATTGAGGTGTTATGTGAGTAGATGTCAATGTTGTAATAGAATCTTGACAAGACCAACAGGTTCACGAGTACTTTCTTCAGGTGAGAAAGTTGAAGAAACATTCTGTAATGTGTGCCGAAATGAAGTTAATCAAATCTTACGTGATGATTATTATAATAAGAACACTAAGTTTGAAGGTATTGTAGAACAGCAAATGTTCTATGGTTGTGTAACCCCTCAGAAGAACCCTATCTATTGATAGGTATCCTGTTTATTAATTTCCAAGTTTTGCTGAGTGTAAAGGCGGTGTGGTCTCACCTTGTTAAATAAATCAAACCTCAAGATGTACTTAGTGAGGCTATGCTCGAAAGTATAAAAGGTCATAGCAACTCAGCAATTTAGTTTTATCAATCGTAAGACGATGTATGCATGTGTTCACCGTTATCCTTGCACATGACATACCCATTGGACGAATCTGTTAGGTGTAAACAGAGGTAGGTGGAAAGCCTAGAGCTTATTGATGACCCATCAGCGTAAACATTCGTGGTTACGTGTTGTTAGCTAAATCAACGTGCGCCCTACTTGATAATTTAGTTTTATAACAAGAAAGAAAACAACAATAAATAAAGCTACTGCAACGGTAGCAAACAAATGTGCCTTACGGCATGTTGCGGAGAGGGGGACAGCTCTGTGTTCTCAGCATCAAGGCAGGATAGTGTGGCTGTTGATGTGTCTATTACGATAAAGGATAATACATGGCTGCAATTTATAATTTCTCAATTGAAAAAAGTATACCTTTTCAGAAAATGATTCTTTTGAAGAACTCAGACAACTCTGTAAAAGATTTAACTGGGTATTCTGCTAGGATGCAGATCAAACCTTATAAAAGCTCAAAAGAACTTCTTATTGATCTAAGTACAACAAATTTAAAACTACGCATAGATATTCCTACTGGTGCTGTAACTATTATTCTAAGTAGTGACGACACAGACTTACTACATTACACCAAATCTGTATATGATTTAATTCTTATTAAAGAAGAAAAAACATTTAAAGCATTAGAAGGTAATATTACAGTAAGTATGGGAGTAACTGAATGGAAGACTTAATTGTAGTTATTGAAGAAAGTCTACCTTCTATAGTAATTTCTGTAGTAGATGCAGACACAAATATTGCAATTCCCCCAAATACAAATACTAATTCATTAGGGTCTTTATCTGACGTAAATACTTCCTTTGCTCAAGATGGTCAAGTACTAACTTTTCAATCAGGTGAATGGGTTGCAGAAAATATCACTGATGAATCAATCACTACCCCAATTGATGCGGGTACTTTTAATTAAGGATAAAATATGGCACGTATTCAATTACGCAGAGGTTTAAAGGCAAATTTACCAACTTCAGGTATGCTTGCAGGCGAAGCTCATGTAACTACAGATCGTGGTACATTGCACGTTGCAACAGATACTACTACTAAAATTCCTGTTGTTCCTGCAATTGATGATTTAACAACATTATCATCTGTAGACGGAACTGCTGACTTACTGATTATTCACGATGCTTCAGCAACAGGGCAAAAAGAAAAGAAGATTACTTTTGATAGTTTTAAAACAGCATTAAATATCCCCGCTGCGAGCACAGATGAAAAGGTTGCTGTTGTTTCAGGAGGTACTTCAGGTTATGTTTGGGGTACAGATGGGACTGATGGTGTACTAAGAATGAACTCTAGTATGTCATGGTCTAAAGATGCAGCAAATGGTTTCGTCACTTTAGCTGTTGGTACAGTAGATGGTGGGGTATTCTAATTAAGTTATGGCTACCCTGATTACAAAAAAGAATAGTACAGTTGGAGTTGTTCCAAATACTACTCAAATAGAAGTTGGTGAGTTAGCTGTCAACACTGCTGATGGTAAACTTTATACTAAGCATACCGATGATACTATAAAAACTA